CAAGGCATCTATCTGCGTCCAGCGCACCGTCTGCAATCGTAATGTTGTCCGTTGAGGCGTTCGCAATAGCTCTGGTTCCCCAAGCAACGGCCTGCCCGATTATTTCTAGGTTAGTGTTAGTCGTGTCGCCCCAAGAACCAGATTGTTCTCCAGAACCGATTTCTTCTAACCGTAAATTATTTACATATGTACTCGCCATTTTTTATCCTATGCTGCAATGTCCGTCCAAGACGGTGACTGCGAGGGAGTAATCCCTGAGAAGTTTGGTGTCTGAGACGGTATGATCTGCCCCCACGGTTGTTGCAGAATGCCAATCTCGCCAGTTGCTGACAGCCCGGTTACAGTAACGTTAGCATCTCCAGAGGTAGTTGTCGATCCAATCGCGGAAGTCATTGTCACCATTGTGCTGGTAGTGAAAAAACTTCCCAGCGCAGCGGTTCCAGAAACCCCTGTTACAGTAACATTAGCAGACCCTGTAGTCGTAACTGCGCCTATAGCCGCAGTGCCCCCAACTCCGGTTACAGTAACATTAGCACTGCTCGAAACAGTTGACGCCCCAACGGAGCCCGTTGCAGTAACTGGGTAGGGGAAATTAGTATTCCACGTTCCTGTGTTCCACCCTTGGGCGGAATTATTCCATCCTTGGAATGCAACAACAACAGCGGTCATTAGGCTATCCGGATAATTGCGTTAGACGCATCCGCCGTTGGGAAAATAATAGTAAAGTCCCCAGAACTTGCCGCCTTATCCGCGCCGAAATCCAAAACACAAACGGTAGGATCCCCAGATGCAGGCGCATTATAAATCAACGCACCGCGAACTGCCGAAATAGTTACGTTAGAAAACACTTCATCCGCAAAGTCTGTAAAAGCCGTTGTGCTGCTTGATGTGGGTGTCACGCTCGTAAGAAATTGTCCGCCAGCACTGTAATTTGTACCACTAATTTCGTTGGTGGCAGTGTACGCGGTAGTCGCAGCAGTAAACGTTGCGCTGTTGTTGTACAGCGCGACTTTAAATACATCGCTTGCTGCTGTGAAATTGTGAACCCCTTTTAAAATCTCTGTCTTAAAAGACGTACACAGAAAGTTGCCATTAAATGCCATCTACATTTTCCTTATATGTTCGGCCAATGTAGGTTGGCCTGCATCTTTTATTGCATTATATACCGTAGTTCGGTCACTTTGTATAGCTTGACGCATATAGACAGCTATAACTTTTTCGACTTCGTTACGGTACTCGATTGTCTGAGCGCGAAGAGTAGGGTGCGCGTTTTCAGATACAGACACAATTTTGTTCACACAACGGTGCGCAACTTCCTCGGGAGTAGAACCTCGGTTGTTGGTCGTAGCGACTTCAACTTTGAAATCGTTAGACATTGTAACTGGAAAAGACATGTTGTTCATACGATACCCCCTTACGATTTGTTTCGGATAAGTTGACCTGTGCGGTACTCATCCGTTACCTCTAGGGCCTCACCTAAGTTTTTCAAACGAGATACCGACTCCCCAAATTTTTGCGTATACAACTGCATTAGAGTGGGATCACCTTTCATGTAAGTGTAAGCCTCAGTTAAAGACCCGTACAGCATCGCTAATTCTGCGTTCTCACTAAGCCATGTTAGCGTTGTATCCGCACCAATAGCCGAAATTACGCCCGTGGCTCCACTCGGACTAGCTGTAATTGTTTCTCCCACAACATAATTGCTGCTAGGAATTACCACCACCAAGGAGGTGCCCGAAGGAACCAATTCTACGCCGCTGCTTTCCCCGCTGGTGCCCCCAGTAATAGTGTCGCTTGTGGTGAAAGTTGCACCCTGCGACACCGCTGATAGAGTTAGCGTGTAGCTGCTTTGAGTTAGACTCTCGGGCCTGTAGAAATAATGAAGTTCTGCAGCGTAACTAAGGTTAGGCGTAGGCCCCAAGATAAAATTGTTTAGATCAAACAGCCCATAGTATTTAGGAGCTCCAGTTGTACTTGAATTTGGAGTATACATCTGAATAAACTCAGGGTCTTTGTATTCCACAAAAGAGGTGTTGCTGTCGCTGTCTGTAAAAGACAGGGCAAACGGAGCTAAAAAATCACTCGGAACAGCTAAGTATTTGTCCGAGGCAGACATCGATCCCGCCACGTTCTTTCGAAACAAACTTAACTGAACATTTTTAAGAATGCGTTCCTCGGTAAGACGAATAAACAAGGGCAGGTTTCTTACAAAAGAAGTTTCATTGTTCTCAGTGTAATCTTCTATCGCCGTTTTCAACTGTGTGTATGTAAAACTCATGTTGTCACCGTCACCGCTCCCACCGCCCCGTTTGCTTCTAGCGCATCAGGGGGATTGATTCCATTAGTTGTTGGCCCTCCAACAGGGTTCCATCCATACTGTATGTTTCTCTGTTCCGCCAGATTAGGTTCTGGACGAGGCCCTTTCAAAGCCTGTGGGTCAGGTCCAACTTTAGGAGCGGACAGTTGCGGTTGTTTCGGATCAAATTCGTCCGGCCCAACTTTAGCTCCCGTCCATTCTACCATCATGTCACGAAGGCGGTATCGCCGCCCTGATCTATCAGATATTCCCCAAGCATGTTTTCCACTAGCGTATGTCATTACACCCTCAAATAACTCAAGCTGGGTTGTAGCTTCAAAGGAGTTCGTCCGGAATCTTCGTCTGCAGCACGTTGGAACTCTTCTTCGTAAACCGATTTTAACATTTGGATTCGGTCAGGTACTCGTTTCATGGAAAGATAATACGCCAAACCTGCCACCATGCAGGGGAAAAACCTAAACGGCATATCCGCAGTGTTTACTAACGCACCAGCATCTTCAATTCTTTGGACGTAGTAGTAAATTATCTGGTCGGTGGAGTTGTCCGGAACAGACCACAAGTTTATAATTGGGTCAATTTGTCTATTAAGCCAGTACTGACTTGGTCTTCCCTGGGTAGTTTTATTCGGGAGATTAGCATAGTCCCCACGGCTGATGCGCTCTACCTCGTAATCAGTGTTGTTGCGACGAAGAACAACGTCTAACAAATCAACCACATCATCCGTCAAGGATTCTTGCGCCTGACCCTGAGTTAAGTTGATTGTGCCTTGTCGAACGGTCCACAAGTTTAAACCTCTGTTGGCCCACTCTGCAAACATAAGATTCAAAGATCTACGCGCTGTTTTAGCATCGTAGCCCGTGCGAACCTCAAGTCCACAACGCTCATAAGCTTCTTCGATGACTTCAGCAACGTCAAGGTTAAAGTCTCTTGTTCCAGATGTTGCCATAACTAAACCAACTTCGGCTGTTGATTAGTTCTAGTCATAACACAGCCACCTTTTTTGTAACCCATTTTAGCCACCGCCGCTGGGGCCACTTTTTTCAACTCTGTTATGCCCTTACCTTTGGGGCCGCTAGGTATCGGTTTTTTCATCTCCATCGTCCTCGTTATAAAGATTATCAAACACTCTATTCACATCCAGTGTATAGTCTAAATCACTTTTTGAATAGTGTATATGTTGTGATGGTCTGAAGTCTGGAGCACCCTCACCTAATGCAAACCAAGCAGGATGCGTCACACGCACTCGATTGTTAGGTAAAGCAACAATGTTGCCTGTCCATTCTCCTGCGTCTAACAACTGCAAAACATGGCTTTGTTTATGCTGTGCAGGATCATCTGCTATTTCAGAGTCAGTGTAGTCAACCGTAAACAAATACTTTGCTGGAAAAAACTGTCCATCAATCTTTGCCATCCAAGGACAAGGTGTAGCTCTATCCAAAACGTATACTGCGTGATGGTGCGAGGCACAGTCCCAAGGTTGAGCATCGTGTGTTGCCATTGGGGTAGGCCATTCCGCTAACGGGATGTCTGCAACCAACGCCGTAAGAGGCATCCGAGCCCACATTGCACCGCCATGAACTGTGTCCTCTTCCTCGTCTTCCGCTTCGCAACCCGTAAAGATTACTTGAAAACTTAGGGACCTATTCGGCATACTTGTTACAGCTATGACCATCGCGTGTAAAAACTCTCCATGATATTTCTCATGGTTATGAGTGTACTCGCGACGAACCCAGCATTTAAAGTATGGTATGTTGCTTTGTAAATAAGACATCTACGCTAGAACACCCCCTTAAAACCAAACCCTTTGACTTGACCACCAGCCCTCATACCTTTGACTTTGCCGCCAGCCTTCATGCCTTTGACTTTGCCACCAGCCTTCATACCTTTGACTTTGCCCCCAGCTTTCATGCCTTTGACTTTGCCGCCAGCTTTCATGCCTTTGACTTTGCCGCCAGCCTTGTAACCTTTTTTCTTCATTTTCATTTTATCTCTCCTTTAAAAGATTCGGACTAATCCGCCATTTGCTTTCCAATTTATACGCTTAGAAGACTTTTTCTTTTTAGACGCCGAAGTACACTGAGACATAGTTGGTCTACACGCTGGATAGCCTTTTCGCTTCTCGCCCTTCTGGCGACCACAAGGCTTCCCTGTTTTACAGTCAACCCATCCTTTACCATCGTTCTGACCAAACCATTCTTGCAAAGAGTTTTTCTTTTTAGCCATCAGTACGTCCTTGTAACCTTGCGGCGAGGTTCTTCTACTTGACCGCAACCCGCAGCGATAACACCGCCACCTCTGTAATTACGAGCAGGACGTTTGGGTTTGTCTATAGCCGAAATGATACCACCTGTAGCAGCCTTCTTAGTAGAGTTTCCCCAGTTTGCGGCCCCCACTTTTCGACACTTGGCTACCGCTCCGCTTGCGTATGCGCTGGGCCACACCTTGTACCGCGCCTTTACCTTTTTGGCGCAAGCGTCGAGCTTTTTCTTTTTTGCCATTACTTGTCCTTTCTGGAGGCGTGGAAACTTGAAAACTCATCTGGCCCCGACTGATCATTTTGCGCACTCCGTATCAAGAAATCCTGCCACATAGGTTTTATCATATTGTAGTTCTCGTCTACTTTGTACGAAATCAACCCAATACTAGCGTTCATCTGGTAAACCTGCAAAGACGCCCAACCCAACAAACCGAGAGACAAGGCTAAAACAATACTTTGCAGATCTAATTTCATGCTGTCACCACGCCTTACACGACCAGTATTTGGCCTTTAGTTTATCCAAGGTGCCTTTGTCACAACCATGTCTTGCACGAAACGACTTTCTGCGCTCGGGGTTAGACTTCTTAATTGTCATGTTGGCATCGCCAAACCGAACAATCTTTTCTTTTCCCTTGTCGCAAGCCTTAACAACAGACTTTTTGCCGCCGGATATTTGGCGTTTCGGCTTGTTGCATTTCATTTTGGACTTGTCGATCTTAGCCATTTTAAATCGCCTTATGCGTGGTAGAACATCATAAGATCAAATTGCGGAACAACGAATGTAACGTAGCAACCGTCCTTAAACAAAACACCCTCATCTGGTATAAACGGATCGTCCGAGGAGTTATCAGTTCCAATCGATCGGAACTGTATGACTTCTGTTCCCGTAACACCACCGTTACGCAAGTTAGCTATCCCAGCAGTTCCACCGGAAACAAAAGAAAACCCTTGCAAACGAGTGCGACCCGCAAAAACTACCCCCGCTGCGTTGGCGTTTATACCAGCAGACACGTTTCCTGCGGGGTTGCCAACTGCGGTTATGCTTGCGATTGTTTTAAAATATCCGGTACTGGTTGCCGTTCCAGCATTAGC